CATCTGATTAAGCATAAAGGTTGTACGATCACCATCCCATCCGTTTGCTTGTAAGGGGAATAAACACCTAACATTATAACTTCCTTGCAACCCAGAATTAATAAAATATACTTTCATTGTTGTAATAACTCTAATTCTGCCTTTTTCTCGGCAATCTTGAGCTTTTTTAATTCTTCTAAAGCCTGTAAATTCCTTTTGGCTTCCTCTATTTGATCAAGGATGCTTAATCCACCAGCCGTGCTATTTTGATTGACCACAGCCACTCTTGGTGGCTGTGGTGCGATAGTTTGCGATACTTTTGGCGGTGGCAACACACTTTCTACCTCTCTTGGCACAAGAATCTGTTTTGTTTTCGGATCTATCGTGTTTCCATTAAAGTCTAATCTTTCGGAAGTCTTTTTAATATTTGGACTTATTATTACATTTCCCATAATTACCGTGATTCCTTATGGGTTTAGCGGAATCACCTGCCAACCCATAGGGATAATTAATCTTTAATTATTATGAATCGCTTGTTTTAATCCAGACTCCATTCGTATCTCTGTTTTCTACTACTCCGTAAAGAATGTCTGCGGTTGTAATAGTTGCAAGATATTCAGGAACATAGTTTGACTGTACCCTTACTCCAAATTTTCCAGTCATTGAACTTCCCTTTGAACCACCTGATCCCAAAGGAGAAGTCGCCCAATGTAAGGCATCTTTGTGAGCCAAGGCGTTTGATCTGCCAACGGTACCAGAAATCCTTTGAATGTTTGTTGAAATAAACACTGGAATTCCGTACAAGTGTGCAGTAGGCCTCTTAGCTGATGGGTCATTAACTGGTGAATTAATGGCTAGACTAAACTTGTCAAGATTTTGCACCTGCTTCCAAAATACATTTGGGTGGAAGAAGAATGCTGTTTCTGAAGTAGTGTCAATGTTTTCGCTTTCAAGTGCTGCGATAGCTGCCCTAATTTCGCTATCAGCAATCGTTGTTGTTGAAGCTCCTACCGATGTAGAGAAGTTATCAAACAATAATGCGAGTGCTACTTCTAGTTTCTTAGCAACTGCAAATCCAGAATTCTTAGCATACTTCTCCATGACGTAGTAAGAATGTTTGACTTGTGCTGCTTCTTTGTCTTCGATAGAGAATGATGCCTCGAACCACTGATCTACAGTCAAAGTTACCTTAGTTTCTGTAGGTGATACCAAAGTTACAGCCGTAGCATTACTTTTTGCTGAAGCTGCAAACTCTGTCATGTTTGGTGTGTAAAGTACATCTCCCCCTTCACTTAGCTCCGAACTTCTGTCTGTAAAGAAATCTGCAAGTATAAGTTTTGACCTATAAAAATCATTAATTTTTTCTCCCCAGACTTCGGGGATAAATACATCAAGGTCAGTCGATGTAAACGTATCTGTTGGCCATGCCATGATTATTTTTTACCCAATCTCTTTCTAAATGCCTTTTCGTGTTCTTCACGGGTTGAACCAGATTGTAGTCCGGTTATTTCCTCTTTGGTTTCACCTGAACCTTTTGAAGCACCGAGCTTGGCATCCTCTTTACGTTTCTTCTCTTTCAAGTCTCCTTGATAGACAACAAACAGAGGGTCTTTAATTGCTTCAGTCAAGGGTATTCCCTTTCCCTTAGCAACTACTTTCGCCTGCTCAATCTCTTCATCTGATAAACCACGAGCAATCAGTTTAAGTTCATCTGAAAGTTGTGGGTCTTTGTTAATATTTTCTTGAGGTTTGGCTTTTAAGGCTTTGAGTTCCTCTTCAGCTTTTTTAGCTCTAGCAAGAATTTGAGACTTTGCTTTTTCAGCAAGATCTAACTTTTCTTGTAAGGCTACAGCATCCTCATTGCTGTTTTCTTGTTGAATTGGCTCAACAGCTTCCTCTACATTTGTGTCTGTAGCGACATCATTGACTTCATCAGTCATAGATTTTTACCGAATTATGCTTATCGGCGAGCGTTTAAGCAGGATTATGCTTACCTGCGAGCTTGTGGCTATTTGCCACTATAGTGTCCTCATAAAAGAACACTAAGTGATAACTAACCCATTCTTCCTCCTGTTGCTTTGTTCCAGTAATTTTTACCTCTCGTTGAATGATATTTATCTAGTTTTAGGTTCTCTTCTGGATTGCCTTCACGGATATTTTTCATCCTTAAATCATTCTTTGCTTTTAATGCTTTACTTTCTTCATCAAATTCAGCTTTTCTACCTGCTTTATAATATCCATAATTATCCCTAACTTTTTTAACTGCACCTTTTATTTTACCTAGTATTTGTTTGTGCATATTACCTAGCCTCATTAACTTGTTCTTTTTTCTCGACTTTGCCTCCAAATAAGTAATCCATTTCATTAAAAGCAGCATCAATCATTTCCTTAGCTTCGGCTACCGCACTTGTATCTTCCCTATTAAACACTTTCTTCACTGCCTCTTGCTGAAGAAACTCTACTAAATAAGCATGGACATTATCCTTGGTGGCCGCATCCCGATAAAACTCCGAAAGCGGTTGTGGTTTATTTTTCATAATAAGGTCTATTTTTAGTACTTATTAGCCCTTTTACTACAATTATTTGTAACATCTCGCCTAATAACTCTATTATTTAGGACTACTTGCTAAACTCATTGGCTGTTGACTTGATTGACCTTGACCTGTTGGTTGCATTTGCGACTGTTGTTGCATCATTTTAGACTTTTCGTTGATTGCTGAAGTTATACTAATTGGGCTAATACCTGATCCTGATAGCTCGATAATCCTTGCTAGAAGTTGAGAAGCTACAGGGTCTTGAGAAAGCATAGGATTTGAAGCATAAGTTATTAAAATGTTATTCAAGCTTTCCAGTGTAGCTGCTTTGTTTCTTTGTTCGCCCGTAATGTTTACCGTTACTTTAGCTTTTAAGTTCTTATAAAAGTCTTTAGGTATATCAATAAATCTCTGCCCTTTCGTTTCTTTAATAAAATCTCCTGCTGATACCATCCAGGCTTCATACTCTTCAGGAGTAACAATTTTACCACTAAGGATCTTTGCTTTCACCATATCGTTGGCGTTAGCAATAGAAAACTTTTTATCAATGTCTTTTAGTTCTTCTGGTGAGAAGTCATAGGCTAAAATGTGTGCTTTGTTTAGTTTAGTAGCCAGGTAAGGCAACACCCAATCTTCAATAATCTCGGTGATAAAAATACCCAACTCTTGCTGTAGGGTTTTAAATACGCTTGATGATTGCTGTAATACTGTAGCTTGAAGTCTAAATGGTGTTCCAGAAGGAGGTGTTTCTCCTCTCTGGGCCGAGTAAGCACTCGTAGTTTTCTCTAGCTGATCATACCATTGCTGAATTAAGGCATTGTATTGCTGTAATCCTCCACTTGGTAATAAATTAAGAGCTGTAATAGGCTTGTTCTCCTCATGTTCTAAAATAGTGCCGTCATCGGTCTCAGTTAAAAGGTTCCTGCCTTTAAGTTTCTTGCTTGCCGACTGCCCAATAACCTTGGTCGTATACTCCATGGCTCTGTATTGCTTTAATACAGCGTCATTTGTCCATACCTGGGCTTCTTCGCCTTCCTCCATTACGCCAACACCAAATGCCCTGCCTGCTTTTGGCTTTCTTGCCAAATATTTATATACTTCCTCTGTATCATCTTCCCAATAAAGAGGGACTAAGGTGTCAACAAACTCAGTCCTTTGCTCTTCTGATGGTGCGCCAGCCACATAGTAAAGCTGATAAGAGTAGGTTATCTCATCTTCATCACTGTATTTCTTGCCATCACAATCTTTATAATAAGACTGTGGAAACCATCCTCTTATCTCATACACTGGTATTCGTTTTGATGATAATTGGCCTTTAAGTTTCTTTAATAGTTCTTTAATTGCTTTCTTATCCCAACCCTCCATTTTTGATATTTCATTAGCGGTTTTCCAGTGAGTTTCAATAATTGCTCCCTGTAAAATATCTACTTGGTCGGTGATTAAATTCTTCCATTCTGGCAACTCAATCCTTAATGTCTTTTCACCCTTATAATCCTTAATGCACTTTTTGACTAATAAAGAACCATAACGAGTATGAATATCCCGCATATCGTTTAGAGTCTTGGCAAAGTT